GAGCTGCTGCAGCGGCAGGCGCCCGTGCCGGTGAGTGAGCGCCTGCCGGGACCGAAGGATTGTGATGCGGAAGGGAGGTGTTGGTGGGGGACTCCCGATTTCGTCAATAGCTGCACAGTTACGCAATCTGCTCAATGGCGTCTTTCCGCGCCTGATGATCGTTTCGGCTCGGAGCTGTTTTGGCTGCCCGCCCACGCCCTGCCGCTGCCGGAGGTGGGCGAGTGACCCTCCACCAGTTCGCCCTGCTCGCCCTCACCTACTGCCTGGTGTGCGGCCTTAGCCTGTGGCTGGCGTCGAAGGTGCTGCCGTGACCCAGGTGCTCGATCGCATCGAACGCGACGGCGGCACCATCGAGGTGTTGCAGGATGAACGCGGGATGATCTATCACCGCGTCTGTGCGCATGGTATCTGTCGATCGTGCGAAGATCGCTGGCAAGCTGAAATGTACCTTGATCAAATGTTATGAACGACCCATTCTTTCGTGTTGAGTTGATTGCCGCTACGCCAAACCCGCAGCGGTGTGCCTATGCCGCAATGCACCAGGATTACGCCGAGGGCTTTGTGGCGGATGAGCAGCTGCCGGATGAGACCGTATGCGGCCATACGATCGTCCGCAAGTTGCTTGCTGGTGAGCGCGGGCACTATGGCCCGCTAGAGCATCCGCAGATCACGTTTAATGTCGGCTGGTTTCCGCATAGCGTGATGCAGCAGGCACGCACGCACCGCGTTGGCGTGAGCTTTGATGTGCAGTCTGGGCGCTACACCGGCCAGCGCATCTGCCAGGCGGCGGAATACAAGCTAAACCCCGAGGAAGTGTTTTACCTGCGGCCGGTTGGCGCTTACAGCGATCGCCAAGGTAAGCGGTATGAGTACACCGAGCAAGCGCGTAGCTTGGACATGGGACATTGCTTGATTGCCGCCACTCGCTACAGGGAACTGCTAGATCAAGGCTTCGCCGAGGAGCATGCTCGCAGCATCCTGCCATTTGACATCCGGCAGCATTTTGTAGTGAGCTTCTCGCTGCGGGCATTGTTGCATTTCATGGATCTACGGGCGAAGCGTGATGCACAGCTTGAAATCCAGCAGCTCTGCACGCTACTGTGGCCGCACCTGCAGGCATGGGCGCCTGAGGTTGCCGGATGGTATGAACTCACCCGTCTTCACAAAGCACGTCTTGCACCATGACTGATTCACTCAAGGAATACCTGAACATTGCCGGGCGCTACCCGCTGCTGTCACCAGAGCAAGAAATCCAGTTGTCGCGTCAGGTGCAGGCCATGCGCGAGGTGGAGGGGATCACGGATCCAACGCCACAGCAACGGCGGATCATCAAGCGTGGCATGAAGGCGCGTAATGCGATTGTCAATGCCAACCTGCGACTGGTGGTGCATATCGCCAAACGCTACCAGCGACGCCTTAATGGCGGTCACATGGAGCTGATGGACATTATCCAAGAAGGCAACATCGGATTGCATCGCGCCGCCGAACTATTCGATGGCACCAAAGGGTATAAGTTCAGCACCTACGCGTACTGGTGGATCCGCCAGGCGATCACACGGGCGATTGACACACAGGAGCGTGCTATCCGCGTGCCGCAACACGGACTGGAGAAGCTCTATAAAGCCGTCAAGTTGCAAGAGCAGTTCACAAAAGAGAATAACCGTTCAGCCAGTATTGCAGAGCTTGCTGAGATAATGGAAGTATCGGCCGAGGAGCTGGCGATGCTAATGGCGCGTAATGCGGCGCCGCGCAGCTTGGATCAACTCGCCAAGGAAGATGGCACACCACTGATTGACCTAATCGCCGATGAACGTTACCTAGGCGCTGATTATGACGCGGCCGAGCAAACAGAACGCAGCGAGCAGCTGAGCCTGGCTTTTTTTCACATGACGGATGAGGATAGGGAGCTCATATCAAAACGCTATGGCATCGGCTGCGATGGTGAGCACGCATACCGCGAGATTGCCAACCAGCATGGCGTCAGCCGTGAAACCATCAAGCTGCGGATCAGAAAAGCAGAGCGCAAGTTGCGGTTTATGCTCCAGTCAAGCGCCTCCACCATGAGCGCCGCTTCGGCTTAAACATCAACGCTAGTTCATGTTCCGCGATGCGCTTTGTAGCTTGCGCAATCAACCGCTCCTGAATGGCATTTTGTCGGATCAGCTGAGCGCATAACTTGGCAACATCAGCTGGGTTGTGATTGCCAAGTACAGAGCGTGCGCGGCTTTCGATCGTAAGGCGCTCCTCTAGCGTGAGGTCAACTACCAGCCAACTGCCGTCGATCATTGCATCAGCCAATCTTGGATCAAGGCTAGCTGTACCGTGGAAAACGACCGCTGCCGTTGATACCAGCTCAGCCAGTCTTCACTACCCTTGCTGCGGTTGCAGCTCTGGCAAGCTGGCACTAGGTTACTGGTGATGGTGCCACCGCCTTTGTGGCGCGGCTTGACGTGATCTAAGGTGTCTGCCGGTGCAGTGCAGTATGCACAGCGATGGTGCCATGCGTTGAAGATGTGCTGCCGGAACTGCTGTTTTGCGCTGCGTTTTGGGATGAGTCGAGATCCATCAATCGCGTGATCCACGCAGTTCAGGGATAGGGAGCGTCTGGACCGAAAGGCCCAGGATGTGATCATTTGTCGGCGCGAGTTCCGTCAATCGCGCTATGAAATCATCGCTCACGGATTCGGGATCATCGTCTGCACTTTCAACGACGATGGTGTATTGAATCTCTAGGACGTACTGCCTCAATAGTCCCACCTGACGCGAGGTCTGCCGGTGCGGATGCCGAGATGCACAAAGCCCTTAGGCGCGCCGTAGCCGAGGGAATACGGCCAGTTCTTATCGCACCAGTCTTGCAGCTTGTAGATGTCTACACCGTCGATGTAGAAGTCCACAGCGCCGACGCCGGGTGCATCGTAGAGGTGCTCACTGCCGCTGACGCCACCGACGGCGCTGTTGATCGCTGCTGGCCTGTAGCCGCTGGTGATGATGACCGGCTTGCCGCCGAAGGCGCTGCGGGCGCGCTCCATGAAGGCAGCCAGCTCGGCTGCGGTGTCGATCTGATGCTGATGATCAAAGCGCCGTGCCTGCTGATTAAGCGCAAACTCACCGAGGGTGATGTGCGGCGTCAGGCGTGTTGCGAAACTACTGCTGGGCGTTACTTTGGACGCTGGCGCTGGTGGGGTGATGCCCCAAAGGCGCCCTTCAGCCTTACGACGGCGGAGCAGGCCAGCTTCGACGGGTGTGCCAGGGTTGCGGTACAGCTCAAGCGCTGCTGGCACGGCCTCCCAGTCACGATCACGCAGACAGTGTGAGATGGTCTCGAAGCCCTCGGCACCGTAGAAGCCAATGCCGAGGTTGTAGGTGAACGACACCAGCGCGGACTTCTGCGCATCGCTCATGGCCTGCCAGTGCGGCACCGTGGCACGGAGCTTATCGGCGATGCGATCCACCTCAAGGCGGAGCAGCATGTCGGCTTCGATCACGGTGATTTTGTCGCCGCGCTTGACGGGATCACCGCCGCTGTAGCGCGTGGTGCCGTAGCCGATCGTCCAGGGATCGCCGCCGCTGAGCGGATCCGGGTAGGCGGACAAGTGGCAGCCTTCAAACTCCTTGATCAGCGCGATGGCAGCGGCGAGGTCAGCTTGCTGGCCGGCGGTGCTCCAGGTCTTGAACCACAGCTGATCACGATCCAGCAGCGTCGGATCAGCGGCGATGATGGCTGCTTCTAGTTCGGCGATGGCTGCCAGCTGATGCGGCAGTGCCTTGAAGTAGCGGAATAGATCAGCGAGGCGAACGGCGGTCATCAGCGCTTAGGGAATACGAGGCGTGCCACCTGAAGCGCCAGCTGCACCCAGCTGTTGGCCTTCAAAGGCGACAGGGCGATGATCTCACTGCCGGCGGCGACACCGATAGCGATCATCGCTGCAGAGTCGGCATCAAGCGTCATGGCGCGCCTCGGCGGTTGCCTCCAGCCTAGCCACGCGCTGCTCAACGCCACTAAGGCGGCCGAACAGCTCGCGGCGGTCGGTTCGCATGTCCTCCCGGATAGCGGTTAGCTCATTGGCGATGTGCTCAACGCCGGATGTGAGCTTAACGATGGATAACTTGGCGGTTTCATCCTCGCTACCGCGCTGGTCTACCCAGCGTGTCGCCTTGCTGCCGATGCCACCAGCGACTAGGCAAACGACGCCAACGATCAGGCTTTCGATCATGGCGCGTTGCCGTGACTACAAACCAGATTAGCGACCTTGGCCGCGTAGCTTTTTGCGGTTGTGGTTTGGCTTGGAGCGACGGCCTTGCCCTTGGCGAGTAAGCTTTGGCGGACCGGGCTGGTGTTCGATCTTACCGGTGCCCGTTTTGGATTTGACGGCCATTAGCTTGCGGGGTAGGGGTAACGGGCGCGGATCTCCTCGACTTTGGCCTGCCAGTCTTCCATAGTTGCTTCGCCGCGCTGGGCTTTGAACAGCAGCGGGTCCGATTCGTTGCGGTAGGCGGCAGCGCGTTGCGCCTTGATCTCGCGCATGTCTGGCTCGGCCAGCTTGGCGTCCAGCTCGGCCTGCGTGACGGGCTCAGAGTCGTCGTGCCAGATGATCTGCGTAGCGTCGGTGCAGTTGTTCGGCGCGGACCAGATGGCGCCGGGGCGCAACTGCAGCAGAGCGGCGGAGAGTTTCATCAGTTGGCGACCTCGATTACGGTAAACTCGATATTGGTGGTATAGACCCTAGCGCCAACCAAGTTTGCTGTGCTGTGCTCCATGTAGATGGAGCGCTGCGATGTAGAGGTGTTTGACGCCGCGCAGTGGATTGCAGCCATCTCGTAACCGGAGCCGCCACCGCTCCCTGCTACCAAATGCGTGTAGGTAGGGCTGTATGCAATGCTAGGGCCGCCGATGCGGTGAGTGCAGGCGTAGTTCTGATTGGATACAAAATCATTGATGGCATTGAACGTCGCCAGCATGATCAGCGTGCTGTTGCTGCTGACTGGTGTGTAAAGAAAGTTGCTGCCACTGTTGGCGTTGACGAGCGAAGTGGAGTTCGTATTTGTGCCTACATTTGTAAAATGTTGCACCTTAAGCACTAAGCCGGAACCCATGGCAGCGGCACCAAGCGCACCAAACGTCAACCCACCTGCGCCATCGGTCTTAAGTGGCAGGCCCGCTGCACCATCAGCCCCAGGCAGTGTGAATACAACATTGCCGCTAACAGTTGATGGCGCCTGCAGGCCAACGTAGTTACTGGAATCGCTATCAGCGAGGCGCAGATCACCTTGGCCGTAGATCGTGACATCACCAGCGCTACTGACGCCAACGCGGCGGACGCCTGCAGTGGCGATGTCTACCGCATCGGTGCCGCTGCTGTAGATGCCGGTATCAGTGCCGGAATCACGGAAGAAAATTGACGGTGCAGCGGCGGTGCCATTAGCTACCGAGAAGCCGGTGCCGTCAAGCTTGTAAAGCGGGATCCATGCCGAGTTGGCACCATTGCGGATCTTGAATAGCCCCGTGGCTGTGTCCGCCCACGTCATGTAGGCGTATGTCGTGCTGGGCTCTGCGGCGCCGCTGTTCTGGCTGACGACCGCAGCTAGAGCGTTGTTCAGGTCAGCCCGAAAACTAGCGCCGGACTGGTTGGCGATGATGTAGTCGTGTTGCGCCATCAGACGATCTCCCGGCCGTAGCCGATGGCAGTGTAGCTGAACTGGCGTGAGATCATGCTATTGGATGCGTTGTAGAAGGTGATCGAGAACCCGGATCGGGTGGGGCTGTTGATCACATAGTAATCGCCTGTCGCCATGTTGTACGCGGTGATGCCAAGCTGCGGCGTTTGGTAGAAGCGGTTAGCAAACGTGACCGTGTAGGCGGCGGTGGTTGTCGTGAGCGGTCCATCACTGGCGCTGCGCTGCTGCAGCTCTAGCTCGCAGCCAAGCTCGTCGATGACGATGTTTTGGGCGCTGTTAGTGCTGGTAGCAATAGCCTTGAACTGAAAGGCGCGGCCACGTGTGATGGCATTGGCAAACTCGCGCCATGTCGTCCATGTAGGCGATGCGCCTGGGTCGTCGTTGGTGGAGCGGACATACAGCGCAGCATTGACGTAATCGAGCAGTGTGCCATCGAAGCTAGGCCACGAATCAAGCAGGGATGCGTTGTCGTCGATCAGGTTGCCTGGCAGGTACGATCGCGTCACAAAATACCGGCGCATGTCGAGGTCGAATACACCGCCGAGATCGAAGGTGCTGCCGAACTCGTATTCACCGGAGCCAGCACTACCGCTAACGGCGTCGATGGTGCCGAGTGCATCCCAGTCGCCATCGGTGGCGAAGCTATCGACAGGATCGCCGGTAGCGAGGATCAGCCCATCCAGCTCTGTGCTGTAGATCATGTCAGTAAGGTTGCCGGAGAACGGCGGCGTCTCTTGATCCTCGCGGTAGGACTGAACCAGCAAGCGCGGCTGCGGTGCCGGCAGCTGCACGGCAGCGGTTGCGGCGGTTGCCGAGCGCCGGCCGCCGTCATCCTCAAACTTGACCAGATAGGTGCCGGCCAGTAGCGGCACTTGTTTTTGCGTCTGGCTGCCAGCTGCTGCGGATACGATCTCCTGGCTTTCTTCCCACAGTGCGCCGGTGCTGGCGACGTTATGGCGGATCAATACCTTACCGCCGAGGAGCACATCAAGCTCGGTAGATCGATCCCAGCTGATAACAGCGCTTGCATCATCAATCGGTATCAGCGAAAGCCCGGTTACGGCAGCAGGTGGCGCAGTTTTGCCGACCGTTGCCTTTGTCAGCTGCGCCGGCTGAGCGGATGGACGTAATGCTGTGCTTAGGCTATAAACACGAATGTAGTATGTGCCGGGGATTGTGTCTAGGATTTCATAGTCTGGACTAGCAACTGTATCGCTGCGCCAATTTTCGTTGTCCCTACGCCACTGGATACGGTATTGAGCAACTCCAGTGACGGGTCGCCAAGTGAGCAGTAGCTTTGCTTTTGCGATGCCTCCAGCGTCGTACAACACCTCATCGCCAGTGAGATCAACCGGCGCTGGTGGGAGTATGTTGAGGTCGGTAATGTCGCGCTGTCGCAGCGGTACATTCCGCTCGACATAATCGTATTTACTGGCGTTGTAAGCAAGTGCGCTGATGTTGTATTGATTGCCATCATCTGTTTCTGCTACGGACAGCACGCGCCAAGTGGATGCTTGTATATTGCCGGTTTCATAAATCCACACACTATTGGCACTAGGGGCAATACTAAAGCCAGAGAATAGCGTAAACGTATTGCCAACGATAGAATAAACGGCACGTGTTTCGACGGTGCCATTTGGCAAAATTACTGACAATCTAGATGATGCGTCACCGGCAAGCCCTGTGGCGTCATCCACGGTGATGGTGGTTGTTGTAGCGGTCTTGATGCGGCCACCGCGACGTACGCCAGCACGCATTGGATCCGATACTTCGATGACCTGCCCCGGACGGACAACTACACCGGCGTCAATGCTAGTGGTGAAGTTGATCACTTCTGATTCGTACCGCTCGGAGTAGATCAACCATTCGCCAAGGCGTCGTGCTTGACCGCGACTGGTGCAGGCAAAAGCCTCGACTTCTTGCTTGTTGACGCCGTATTTTGCGATGCCAGCTGGATCTTCTACTGTTTCGTAATTCTTGTCGCGTGTATCGAGATCAAGGTAGCTGACCACGACAACAGTAGGGCGTGTCTTGCGGCTGGCACCTTGATAACTGAAGCCGGCTTCGGTTACGTTGGCGAGAGTGAATAGGTAAGATGAATCAGTTGGCTTGTCCTGCTTAATCGTGAGCGCGCCAGCGCCCCAGAATGGCATGACGCGCATGACGCTGCACAGATCATTGATCAGCTTGTAAGCTTCAATCGGCGACTGAATGTTGACATTACAACTAAAGCGCGGCTCTTGATCTCCAAAGCCATCGGGCACTAACTCGCTGGCATATTGCGAAGCAGAGTAAAAGGCCCATTTATCTAGTTGCGCTTCTGCGATGTAATCACCGAAGCCATAGCGCTTGCTGGTGAGCAAGTCGAAAAGTATCCATGCAGGATCGCTGCACCATTGCGCGGCGCCGAAGGTGCCATTCCAAATGCCGCCATAGATCAAGCGGCCAGTTACTCCATCAACGGTGGCATTGTTTGGGATTCGTACCTTAATGCCACGTACGCGGTACGAGCGTGTTGGGACAGAACTAAACTGCTCAGCATCAAACCGCATTGCAACCAATGCGGTATTTGGATACCTCAGCTTTGCATACACGATCTCCGTGTATGAAGTCCAGAATGTTTTGCTTACTGATTCCGTGATACTGCCATTAGACTCGGCAACGATGGTTTCATCTGGAACAGTAGTCCTAAAAACGCGAATGTCTGCCGTCGTGAACCCAGGCGAAAGATTGATGATATAGTCACGAGAAAACGGATCAGCCGTGCGCCCGCTGATGTCATCTTGAAGGACCGTATTGTAGCCGCCGCCGTTGTATTGGACTTGGATTGCAATGGACGCAATGCCGCCAAATATGTCGCCGGTATAGATAAAGCGTTGGAGCTGCGGTACTGTAATCGTAATCCGCACTGCGTTAATATTGGGATCGGTGATCTGACGCGTTACTGGTGTGTTGTATGCAAGCTCTGTGCCTACTGATACCTCGCGTTCAGTGTCAGGCGCAAGCGGGATGTATGACTGAACTTGTGTACCGCTACGTGTTTCGACAGTGACGTTTTGGAAGTTGTAGGAGCCGTCCGGGTTTTGTAGCGGTGTGTTGTCTAGGTAGATTGACTGCAGACCGTTTGGATAGCCGGCAATTTCCCCTTCGCTGATTAGATCGACGATGGTGGCATATTGCCGCGAATCGAGATTATCGCGAACGGTGACAGGTGTATTCGTCCTACCTACTACGGTGACGTTTACGGAAGGCTTGCCGCCTGCGCCAGCGATTAAGTTATCCATCAGTAGCTCGCGTTTACGGTGTCAATGCCAACACTACCAATGACGGAACCGACGATCACCTCACCGTAAACAATAGGCAGTGGCGTACCAGCTCGCGCCGTGTTCTGAACACCGTTGAAGCTGAAGCTTTCGCGTGGATCCGCTTCATTTGCCGTGGTTCCCGTAGCAGATCCTGGACCGGATAGCGTCGGTGTTGGCGTGAGCAGTTGGGAGACGCCGCTAAGTGCAAGGCTTGTACCTATAGCAAGAACAGGAGCTGCAAATGCGGTTAATCCAATTTTACCTAGGCCAAGCAAGCCAATGGTTGACCCAGGCAGCGCAAATGAAAGCGCAATCAATGCAACACCCGCAATAATCTTACCTACCGCGCCAGCGCCCGCCAGCACGGGAACTATCTTGATGGTCTGCTGCCCCGCAGGATCCGCTAGTTCATCCTCGCCGAGGTCGTAGGTGCCGACGCTGACGCGGTAGTGCTGCTCTGCCATGTGGCGCTCCAGGCCGGGGAAATTGGCCACCAGGAAGCGCACGGCCTCAGCTGCGCTGTCAACCGCCGCCTCAAATGTGCGCTGCCCGAGGAACTTGGCCAGCTTGCCGTAAACGCGGATCTTGCGCAGCATCACCGAAGCCTGAGCTTATCTACATCGTAATGCCGGAGCCGGCGGCCGGTGCATTTCATCAGCCAGCCGCCGTAGAGATCACGACTGC